CCCGCCGATGAGTTCTCCTGTCGGCATCTGGATGACAGCGGGGACTATACCGCCGTAGCCCGGTACATGGTGCGCAATGCCGGATATGGACGAGGGGAGCAGTGCTGGAGCTCCGCCAAGAAGGGGGCAACGCGGCCGGTCTACTCCACGCCGGTCCCAGTGCAGCAGGCAGGTTCTGTGCGAGTGCCCAAGGAGGCCAGGATCGTGGAGCGGGAACTGCATGAGAGCGCCGAGAGCGGATTCTCGGCGGCCTACATACGTTACATCATGCCCAGGGAGCGGGCGGAACAATCCCACACAGGGAGAAAGGCAGGTGGCAGACAGGATGAATGAGGGATTTCCCACACGCCTGCGCAGGCTCCGGGAGGCCAGGCGGATGAGCCGCCGGACGCTGTCCGAGCTGTGCGGGCTGAGCAAGAACATGATCGCCGTCTATGAGCGGGGGGAGGCGGACCCATCGGCGGCCACGCTGTGCCTGCTGGCGGATCACTTCGGCGTCTCCACCGACTACCTGCTGGGACGGTCAAAAAATTTTTGACGTGCCCAATATATTGGGCAACTTGCCTCCGGGGTGTGGTATGCTCAACCTGAACATTTGCAGGCAGGAGGGGAGGCGTGAGGTGTGAACTATGAGGAGATGACTCTGGAAGAACTGGAGCGCACCCTGACCAGGAGGGAGCGGCTCTTCGTGGAGGAGTACGAGAAGGACGGCAACGGGACCCAGGCGGCCATCCGGGCAGGTTACACACCCGGAAATGGGAACGCCTCTGCAGCTGTGCAGGCCAGCAAGCTGCTAAGATCGGCTAAGGTCTCCGCGTACAGGCGTGCGCGCGCGATTGAATTGTGCCGTCAGCTGGGGCTGAGCCCGGAGCGCATTAGGCTCCACGCCATGGATGTCTACCGGAAATGCATGAACGAAAAGCCGGTGATGAAGTACGATCCGGACACCCGTGAGTGGGTGGAGTCGGGTGAATATGTGATCGACTCAAAGGGTGCCCTCAAGGCGCTGGAGCTCCTGGGCAAGCCGATCGGGGCATTTGAGCGGGACAGCCAGGCGGATCGAATGCGTGTCGAGGACGATCCCATTACCAAGGCTCTGAAGGAGGAGCGGAGCGATGGGCTTCTCTGAGAAGCAGCGGCAGATCCTCCGGTTTCCATACAGCGGCTATGAGGCGCTGATCTGCGACGGGGCCGTGCGGTCCGGAAAAACCTCCGTCATGTCGCTCTCGTTCTTCCTGTGGGCCATGGCCAACTTCAATGGCTGCGCATTCGCCTTCTGTGGGAAATCGGTTGGGGCAGTGGAGCGAAATATCGTGACCCCGCTCCTGGCCGTCCGGTACCTGCAGGAACACTTTGCGGTGAAATACAACCGAGCGGGACACGTCATTACCATCCGCCGCGGAAAGGTAGAAAATCTGATCTATCTCTTTGGTGGAAAGGATGAGTCTTCCGCAGCTCTGATTCAGGGCGTCACGCTGGCGGGAGTGCTGCTGGATGAGGTGGCTCTGATGCCGCGCTCATTTGTGGAGCAGGCCCTGGCCCGCTGCTCCGTCCGCGGGGCAAAGCTGTGGTTCAACTGCAACCCGGAAGGGCCGGAACACTGGTTCCGGAAAGAGTGGATACTCAAAGCCGAGCAGCACCGTGCCCTGCATCTCCACTTCACGATGGACGACAACCCTGCGCTGGACGAAGAGACCCGGGCGCGGTATCGCACCATGTACAGCGGCGTATTCTACGAGCGCTTTGTGATGGGACGCTGGGTAATGTCGGAAGGGCTGGTCTACGATATGTTCCACCCGGACGCCAACACATACGAGGAGGGGCCGCCGTCCCTCCGCTTCAGCGGGACACGTACCATCACCTGCGACTATGGGACCACCAACCCCACCGTATTCCTGGATGTTTACGACCATGACGGGACGGTCTATGTCGAGCGGGAATACCGCTGGGACAGCCGGGACCGGGAGAACGGAGGCCGGCAGAAGACCGACGAGGAGTATGCGGATGATCTCCAGGACTTCATGGGAAACGATGTCTGCGCCGTGATCGTAGACCCGTCGGCGGCCAGCTTCATCGCCGCTCTACGTCACAGGGGGATCTATGTGATTCCGGCGGACAATACCGTACTGGACGGCATCCGCCGGACGGCCACCCTGATCCGGCGGCGCAAACTGCTGATCCATCGCCAGCGCTGCAAGCCGCTGCTGGGGGAGATGGGCACCTATCTCTGGGATGAAAAGGCGTGCCGGCACGGGGAGGACAAGCCGCTGAAGGAGCGGGACCACGGGCCGGACGCGCTGCGCTATTTCTGCAATTCTCTGCCAGAATGGAGGTTTGAATAAGTGTCCAGACGGAACAAAAATACACCCAAAGGAAGACAGACGAATGGCCAATTGGTCAGCGTTGCGGACGCGTTTTCTAACCCTCTTTTCCGGCTTGGGTACGGCTCCCAGTCTCCTATGGAGGCAACGGAATACCCCTTGACCCGTATGACCGACAACTATGCTCTGCTCAATTCCCTTTACCGGGACAACTGGGTGGTACAGAATGTGATCGGTCTCATGGTCGACGATATGCTCCGGGAGTGGTACACCCTGGGAGGAAGCCTGTCTCCGGACTATTTGGACGAGCTCTCCCGACTGGAGCGCACCACCCGGATGCGGGAACGGCTGTCCGAAGGGCTCAAGTGGGGCCGCCTGTACGGAGGTGCGGCCGGACTGATCCTCATCCGAGGACACGAGGGGATGCTGGACACGCCCCTGGATCTCGGTACCATCATGCCGGGCAGCTTTGCCGGGCTGTACATACTCGACCGCTGGAGCGGTATCACGCCGGACATGGGACTGGTGATGGAGATCCATGATCCGGACTTCGGTCTCCCGGAGTTTTATCAGATCAATAACGCGGAGGGGCGCATGGTGGCCCGGGTCCATCACTCCAGAATCGTCCGCTTCACCGGCCGTGAGCTCCCATACCTGGAGCGGGTGGCCGAGATGTACTGGGGCGAGAGCGAGGTGGAAGCCATCTACAAGGACGTGGTGGCCCACGATAACGTGAGCGCCAACATCGCTGCGCTGACCTTCCGGGCCAACATTGACACCATGGAAGTGCAGAACCTGGAGCAGCTCTTCGCCCTGGGCAGCGTAAAGCAGCAGGAGCGATTCTGGAGAGTCATGCAGGCACAGAGCGTTATGCGCTCGAATTTCGGCTTTCAGCTTGTCAACAAGGGGGACCAGGTGACCAACACGCAGTACAAGTTCGAGGGCACCGACAAAGTCTATGAGGCCATGTGTCTCAATCTGTGCGGCGCGTCCCACTATCCCATGACCAAGTTGTTTGGGCGGTCTCCGGCCGGCATGAACGCCACGGGGGAGAGCGATCTGCGCAACTACTACGACTATGTTGATACCCTGCGGGAGAACAAGCTGCGCCCGGCGCTGGAAAAGCTACTCCCCATCATGGCACTTTCCGCCTGGGGCGCCATCCCCAGCGGACTGGAGATCATCTTCCCGCCGCTCTGGACCCCAAGCGCAAAAGAGACTGCCGACATCGCCAAGGCCAAATCCGAGAGCATCGTCTCCGTGTTCCAGGCCGGGCTCATGGATGTGCCCACCGCGCAGAAGGAGCTCAAGAAGCTGGCCGACGATACGGCCATGTTCGACAGCATCACCGACGAGGCCATCGCCGCCAACAAGGGGAGGACCTATCAGGATGTCACTGCGCTGCGGGACCCCCTGCTGGGCCTGGGGTATGGAGAGGAACTGACGCATGCCGACACTGGAACGAGCGCCGAATGAGCAGGAGCTGAAAAAACTGATATCCATCTACCTCAAGGCGGAGACCGACATCATCCAGGAGATCGGACGGCTGCGGTCGAGGGGGCTGGTCGATTACCACGCGGTGGCCGCACTGGAGCGGGTGCAAACCATCCTGCAGAAGATGGAATCAGACTGCTGGGAATACGTCCCGAGGATGATCGAAAAGCAGTTCTATGTGCGGGTGCCCGAGGCGCGCAAGATCCTGGAGAGCGTGGAAAAGCACACGGCAGGCTATGAGAATGCGGCGGCCCTGACCGGGGAACAGACCGCGATCGTGGACCGTCTGACCATGCAGCTCATGGGGGAGATCACCGACGCGGCCGGGACCGCTCTATCCACCCTCCAGCGCGTCATCCTGGGCCGGACAGAGCCGGACCTCTTCCGGCGCATCGGCCTGGAGCAGGTGACCGCCATGCAGGCCGCCGGAAGAGGGGTAAACCGCAGTGTCCCCGGATTCGTGGAGGCGCTCCGCCGGGAGGGCGTGACCGCATTCATGGATCAGGCTGGCCGGAAGTGGAGCCTCCACACCTACTGCTCCATGGCCACGCGCACCACATCCAGACAAGCGGAGGTCCTGGCGGTCCTGACCGCTGACCCGGAACATGATCTCTATCGGATCAGCAGTCACGGGACCACCTGCAAGCTCTGCGCCCCCTATGAGGGGCGGGTCTATTCCAGAAGCGGCACGCATCCCGTCTTTCCGCCCCTGGCCGCCGCCTTCGGAAAAATCGATCCGAGCGGGCCGGACAGTCTGGCAAACACCTATCTGAACATCCATCCGAACTGCCTGCACGTCATCCTCCCGTGGACGCCCGCCGGACGCTCCCCCGAAGAGATCCGGAAGATCGAGGACTTCTCCGATCCGAAGAAGAATCCGTTCACGGTGGACCCCAGGAGCAAGAAGCAGATCGAGGCATACCGGAAGAAGGAACAGGCCCGCGCCAAGTGGCTTGCGGATTACCGGCAGTGGGAGCGTTACCGGATAACACTGGGAGACAGGGCGCCCAAGCGCTTTGAGACCTTCCTGCGGCACAAACGGCAGGGGGACGATATATTTAAAAATTGGACGCAGGAATATATCAAATCCACCCGGAATTATGATATAATCAAACAAAAACAGATGCGCGGCGAGCTGAATCTGAGCCTAAATCCAGGCCATCAGGCCAAGCACATCCGAATGGGCAAAGGATATGTGAAGGGGAAAAGCTACCTGTACGGCAGTATGGATGACGCGCAGGCGCTGGTTGAGCGGTACAGCGGAGCGGGCGCCCCTAAATTCGACAAAAAGGGCCGATGGGTAAAGAAGGAGTTCGTGACTGCTCCTGATCCTATCGGTGTGTATGTGAACCAGGATACCGGCGAGGAGCTCCAGACACGCCGCTTCGCAATTCATTACGGAAAAAACGGTGTGCATATCGTGCCGGCGAAGGAGATAGAACAATGAAACTGTATGAGGCCTGTGGGAAACAAGTCCGCATTGTGACCGATGATGGGCAGATCTTTGAAGGCAAAGCCTATGACTACACATCTGCTCTGGACAACGAGCCAAATCCAGCCAGTATTTCCATCGGGGACACCGAGCTGTATGAGAACGAAATCATTTCCATCGTGGAATTGCCGGATTAAAGATCGGATGGAATGGTTGCCTGCATGGAGGGGATTTCATGGCAAAGTATCAGCAATACGAATCCGTTGTCCTGAAGGACGGGCAGATCGTTACGATTGTGGAGGTCTATGAGCCGAACGGCTATGATGCGGATGTCGGGCATTCCCCCAAGGATTGGTCCATGGTCTGCGGTATCACGGATGCCGATATCGTAAGAAAGGCGACCAGGGAGGAACTGGAACAAGAGTATCAGGAGTCCATGCGCCAGCTAAGGGAGCAGGGGATTTTGAAGTGAGGCAGAGCATGACAGAACAGATGATCCGGGCCATCGAGGCCGCTTTGAAGCGCGGCTTGCGGGTGGAGCTGCTGATGGACAAGGACGGGACCATTAAGGTCCAGACCGTTTCCCGCAAAAAGCTGAATATCGTTCCCACGCCCTAAATGGTGGGCGGGAAGAGCTGAATGGAGCTGACAGGAGAGATCCTGCCGGCTCTTTTTTTATTTCCCTGTGAGGTGATGACAATGACCTATCTGGAACTCCTCGAAAAAAATCTGGTGGATGAGATCGAGGCCACCCGTTCCTATGCGGCGGCGATGGCTGCTGCGCCGCAGGAGGATATCCCGGTGCTGCTGGAACTGCTGGCAGACGAGACCGACCACATCGCCCATGTAGCGCAGCTGATCTCCCGCCAGAGCGGGAAGCCGGTGGACTATGCCGCGTTGGTAGCGGGGGTGGACTGATGGCGCTGGCTTATTACGGGACCAATATCTCGCCCAATCAGACCGAGACGGCCGAAGGGTACCTGATCTGCCGGAACGTCCCCATCGCCCGGACCGGTCAGCAGGACTATCTGGCCCGGGAGCTTATGCTAGACGGCGATCCGGACCGGATCGTATCGGTGGAACGAAACCCCGAGGACGTCTTTGAGGCGGCCACGCTTGCCAGCTTTGAGGGAAAGCCCGTGACCGACGGGCATCCTCCGGAAAATGTAGGGCCGGAAAATTTCGCGGCGTATGTACGGGGCCATGTCCAGAACGTGCGCCGGGCAGGGGAGTACATCGTGGCAGACCTCTATATCAATGACGCCAATCTTGCCTCTGAGGTGAGGAACGGCGTCAAGCGGGAGGTCTCCTGCGGGTACCTCTGCAACTATGAGCCGGTCGGGACAGGCTTTAAGCAGTCCCAGATCCGCGGCAATCACGTGGCCATCGTCCCCCGTGGACGGGCGGGCCACGATGTTGCAATAAAAGACGCCGCCCCAGAGGCGGAGAAAGGCAGGAAATGCATGAGAGACTTTTGGAAAAACATCCTGACCGCCTTCGGCATGGCGGCCAGGGATGCCAGCCCCGAGGAGCTGGACACGATGGTGGAGG